ACCTCACCACCAAATCCAGCAGAGGGCTGTATCAATGTTTTTAACTTGTTAAGTGGTGCGATAACCTCTGGGTTATTAGCTGCGCCCGCATATTCACCCACCTGTGCAAATGTATTGCCATATACGATACCTCCATTTGCAAATGCTTTAGGCTTGGGAATTGCCATCATTGCTGCCATAACGGATGCAATAGCAGCGATGGCTAGGATTGGTCCAACAATCGGGATTGCCGCTTGAGAGGCTGCCGCACCTGTGCCTGCTGCCATCATATTGGCAGAGCTTTGTGCAGTTGCTGCCGTTACCTGTGTGCCTGCCAATAGCATGATTTGCGGTATTGCCTGCCCAATGGTTTGCAATAAGTTGCCTCCCCACGATAGCCACGCCCCAGCACTTTCACCCACAATGCCTGATAGGCTTTGCATTGTTCCTGCGATGCCCGATATACCCGATTGCAGACTTTCATAAGGGTTATCCTCCAAGTCATCCATTGATTTTTTAATCTTCGCATTGGCTTCTTTAAACACTGATGTGTCTACCGTTAGAGGTAGTTTCATCGGCTTAATTGTTGGCAATTTAATTTCCTTACCCTCCTGCTGTTCCAGCTCTGGGGCTTCGGCTGCACCAATAATTAACGCGTTTTGCATCAATGCAAGTTTTCTTTTCAGCAACTGTATCTCCTTTTCGAGGGCGATTGCTTGTGTACTATTGGCACTGTCTTGTATCGTTTTCAGCGCTGCCATATGTGCAGTAATACCAGCGATAGTAGATATATTGGTTGCGCCAAGTGTGATATTAGCTTGCATTACTGCCAGCTTATCTTTCCACATTTGTATCTCTTTTTCAAGGGCTATGGCTTGTGGACCTGTGGCTTTCTCCTGTGCTGTTTTCAGCTCTGCTAATTTCTGATTGACACCACCAATCGTGGAGAGCGTTTTTTGCAGTTGCGCCTCCTCTTTTTTCTTTTCGGCTGCAAGTTTAGCAGCAGCTGCGGCAGCATCTTCTGTTGATATGGTCGATTTTTTGATGGCATCTGTTGTTTTAATGGTTGCTTTTTCAAGCTCCGTTTCGATGCCTAACAACGATTTGGCACCAGTCCACAAATTAGTTATTGCGGTAGCTGTGGCGTTGAAAGCTCCTACTAAGTTGTCCCAAAGCATCGACGCTAATTCTTTCGTTTTTGCCCAAACTTTGTCTACTATTTCGCGGAATGCGTCACAATTATTGTAGGCTACCACAAGTGCTGTTACCAGTGCTCCCACGGCGATAACTACCATTGCGATAGGGTTAGCGGTAAGTACAGCATTGAGGGCAACGTTGGCACCTGTTAATAGGGTTGTTGCTAGCGCTGCTGATTTACTTACAAGTGTATTAGCTAATGTTGATAGTTTTAATTTTAGGTTTGCTTTGGCTGTAAATGCTGCTGCGATGCCTGACATGCGGATGGCTATCGCCAATGACGCCATAGCGGGAGCAGCTTCGGAAATGATGGAGATGTAAGGGGCAAATGCGCCAGTCGCTTCAAATAGTCCAATTTTTAGATTGTCTATTGTTGCCTGCATCCGTTTAAGTTTTTCGCCAGCAGTGGCGGTACGAGTTGCTGCCTGTTCAGAGGCAACACTAGTGCCTGTTACAGCATCGGTCATCTCACCAACTGCGGCAGCGTTAGCAATTAGAAATTGTACAGAGGCTACATTTTCAGCGTTAAATACTTTAGATAGGTAGGTAACATCTTTTATTCTAGGTTTCAGTCCTTCGAGTGCATTGACTAAGCCTACTTTGCTTAAATCTAAACCAAGCGTGGTTTGCATCTTTATTAAGATGTTACGTAGTGCGGTTCCTGCTTCTGCGCCTTTAACATTGCTTTTACTCAACACTTCGATCGCTCCGGCTGTTTGTTCAACAGACAAACCAGCGGCGGCAGCCATAGAACCTGTTACTTTAAAGGATTGTGCCAAATCGCCCACCTCTGCCGCCCCATACTTTGAACCAGCTGCCAAGACATTGATTACTCTATTTGCTTCGCTTGCTTCTAAGCCAAATTGGTTAATCGTAGCAGCCATTGCCGTAGCTGCATCGGTCATGGCGAGTCCGCCAGCTTGTGCGAGGGTAATGGTCTCTTTTTGCAATATTTTCAAACCCTCCATACCGATTTTGTCCACCTGTATTTGAGAGGCAAGCAAGGCGAATGCGTCGGCGGCACCTGCGGCACCCAGTCCAGAACTTACACCTGTTTCGCGCGCAACTCTTCCCAAGTCTTCGAGTTCTTTGCCTGTGATACCTGTAATAGATGACAAATCCGCCATACTTTGTTCGTAGGTGAAACCAGCATCTATGGCAGTTTGCATCGATTGTGCGGCACGTTCGCCCATGCTCACAATATTGCTAAAATCTAAGTTTGAGAGTTTACCGCATATTGTATTAAAGCGATTGGCAGATTGTCCGGCTTTTTGGGCGGATTCGTCAATGGCTTTAAATTCTGCTTTAACCTTATTGATTGTGGCAGAAATATTGTTTTTTAGATCAAGAACGATTTGGTAATTCAAACTTTTCATTACATTTGCATTATGGATAAATTATTACAATTCATTGAGACTATTACAAGCTGGGTGATTGGTGGCGGTATGCTGCTGTTTGCGCTAATCTGCATCGTTATGATATTTATTAAGGCTTTTAAGCGCAACGACGACTACTAATCATTTTCAAACACACTTTCCAACTTTTTAAAGTCAACTTTTTCTGTAGCTATTTTCTTAGCTTCTACTTCCCACTCAAAGGGCATAAATTCTTGCGGGGTTATACCTTTCTTTAGGTGAGGAATTAAGCTACAATAAGCACCAAAGCGTTGCTGTTCCCACGTGGTACGAAGTTTTGTCGTTTCGTAGTTGTTCCATTGCTCGTAGATATTGGCAAACTCAACAGGTGTAAGCAGTAGGGTGTCATGCAGTGATAACCCGATAACGCCTACCGCTATGCCTATAATTTCGTCAATGTCTAATGCTTTTTTTTTCCAGCTTCAGCATCTTCAGGAGTAGCCACCGAAACACCAAAAACAGATTCTACCATTGCGGGCAACTCTTCCACAGCTAAGTGATCTGCTAAATGCTCTGCACTCTTAAACGGATGTTCTACACTTTCAGCACTGCAACCGCTCACCAAGCAGCAGTAAATAAGTGTCGACACGGATTCAACATCTTCATTATCCAGTTTTGATACGTCTGCACCTGTAATTCTTTTGTAGCGATTCATTGCCCCAATAGATAATCTACATGGGTAGGTCGCACCATTGATTGTTATTTGATTTTTCATACTGTTTCAGTTTGTTTGCTACCAGATTTGGAAGCTGATTTTGGTACTGTTTTTACCTCTCCCGTATTGTCAAATGTCGCACTAAATGTTGCATCTTCGCCAGCTGCTGCCGTTTGGTCGATGGCAGAAATAATGAATAAACCATCTTCGTAAGTATCGTCAGCCTCTTCGGTTGCAAATCCGTATTTAAGTCTTACGGGTTTACCTGATTTGAATGCGGTCAACAAATCTGCATAGGTTTGTTTGTCTGCTTCAGGATGTTTCATCAGTGCATCACATTTGATCTGTACATTGATCTTTGAAACCTTTTTTTCGTCATACATACCGTTACCTCCATCTTTCGTTTGGCGGGTTTTGGTTTCGGCACTATAATTGATACCGTGGCTGGTAGCGCCAGCCGTAGGATTCCATTTTTGAGTCGCAGAATCTGTGCTTGTATCAACATATAACATTAATTCTTTACCCTCTACATATCCTGATCTTGCCATTTTATTCTGTATATTTATATTATTCTTTTTCGTCTAATAAATCTCCAAATAAAAGTAACCCCCGCACCTGCGGCGAAGCTGATCGCTCCGCACATTAGCAGGTCTAATAGCGTAATGGCTGCTTTTTTCTCTATCTCCGATTGTATTAATTGATCTCTTATGCGGATCAATTCCTCTTCTTTTTGATACACCAGTAATTGCAAGCTATCACATGTTGCGGTAATATATAATGTATCACCTTTCATCTTTACATCCAATTTAGCCTGCCCCTGTTCTGCCCGATAACCCGATAGCGGGGGGAGGTTATGGAGGTTCTGCATCGGGATTTGTAACTGGGCAATCGACTGCGGGATTGTCTCGTGCATTACGGTTACCTTTCTGCGCATTGACAGACTGTCTATTGCGCTGGTATTTGAGGTTGTCTTTGTACTCCTGCACGAGAATACGCACAGGACAAGCAACACTGTAATGCTTACAGGCAATGACCTTGTAAACAATCTGCTCCAGCCGCGACACCATTTCTCTAAGTTCTCGAATCTCATCATTTTGTTTTAAAAATAGATCGTTATTACTCTGTGAGATACCCTTCCAAACATCTTGCGTCTCACGTTCAAGCTTTGCTTTGTTGAGCTTGCGATGGCTTCGGAATAATACAAAATGCCAAATGCCCATCCCTAATATTGCAGATACGAGATACTGCAAAATGTCGAAAAGTTTATCCATAGCTTATTTATTTAAATGGGGTCAAAATAGAGTTCCGCCTCTTCTTTACGTCGTCGGATTAGTCCGCGCAATGCCTGCCCGCCTGCTTTGTTCCACCGTGAAAACTCATACGCAATGTTTTGATTTTGCGGATTTGCTTGTACGCATTTAAGGAGTGTAGAGCGTTTAAATGCTCCTACACCTACATTAAATACAAAGCTTACCAGTGCATCAAATTGATTTTGATTGATGTTTGTACACTCTTGGTTTACGGCAGCTTCGGCAGTGGCTAAATCATCAATTAAGAAATTTGTAGCCTCTGCGGGAGTACAGGTGTCTCCATCTTTCACGCCCGAAGTATGTCCGTAGCCAATAGTTGGCACATTCGCTGGGCAGCGATAGGCTACGAGGGTTAAACCCTCGTGAGCCTG